CGCGAGGGATCGGGATGCGGATGGGTCGGATCGTGCGGCTTAGGCGGTTCATGCGGCTTACTGGGAGTCGAGATTTCAGGCATGATTTCTCCTTACAGTTCAAATACGACCACATTGACTGCGCTTGCAGCGGTTGAAGTAGTGCCGCCCACGCTTATCTGCACCTGGAGCGGAAAGCCGAGCGATCGCGCGCTAACGGACGGCAGCATGAAGGCGGTGACGGGAGTTCCCAGCGGATCGGAGTACGCCTGGAGCGCGCCCAGTCCCTTGAACTCCCGCTTAAGATCCAGAGTGGTTGAGGCTGCGAGCGCAACTCCAGAGAAGTACTGCGCCGCTCTCGGCGGAAATACATTTTGTACCCGGTTCTGCACACTAGGGGCTAATGCCATAACTAGACTCCTATAATCGTGAATACCAGCCACCGCGAGTTAGCCGGGATGGTTCCCGTGCCAACTGTGGTGATAGTTAGAGTAGGTGGGCTGGTAGTTACATCAATCGTCGCGCCCTGGATGCCGAGCGTTGTCGGCAGAGCATTCGAGGTGCCCAATCCGGGGACGATGCCCGGAAAGCCCGAAGGACTCATGCCGGTGAGCGCCTGTTGCTCGGGAGTGAGCGGCTGCAACGCCAGGATCTGCGGAATACCGGAAGCGATATCGGCGTTATAAGCCTCAAGCGCCTGCTGATCGACCTGCTGGCGGGACTGGTTCTCGACCGGCATACCCGCGAACTGCGGCTGCAGTTCGGTAATGGTGATCGCCGCTGGCGTGATCCCGGCCTTCGCTTCCGGCTTCTCGCCATTCTTCTTCTGCGCGCTCGATGCGAAGGGCCCAGGAGCTGCTCCCGGGGGCGCAACCTTGGGCGGAATGACAGCCACGGCAATAGGTAACTGCAATTTGGCGAAGAGATCGCCAGCGCCGTGGATAGGAATGTCAGCCGCGAGCGCACCCGCCGCAGTGATATCGGCAGGATTGGTCAGTAAGAGCCACGCGGGCCCGGGAGCAACCGAGTAATTGGTGGAGAGAGCAACCAGCGGATCGGTGGCCTGCCGGGGTTGAGCTGCTCGCGACTGCGGCGGCTGCTGCTTGCCGCCTTCGTGCGGCTTAGATGGTTCGTCTTTCTTCTCGGGCTTGGGCTGGCCGAGGCCCCCGAAGCCTCTGAGCGTCGATGATTCGAAATTCGGTGTAGTAGCCATGTTGCCTCTCAGTTCTTGAATTTTCTGGTCTGCCGGTCGAAAGCCTCGGAGGCTGACGATTCGTAAATGGGGAAATGCTGCTGAACTTGCTTCCAGGTTATTAGCCGCAATTTCAGCAGGCGGCGCAGCACCTCGCGCCAGCCATAGTCAACGGGCGGCTTCGTGCCCACCCAGGCGATGCGATCCGATGCATCGGTAAATACCTGGCTGAACTCGCGCACCATGCCTTTCGCGAAATGGGCCCCGGTATAGCACTTGAGCTGCCCAAGCGACGAGGGATAGTACAGGCTGATGCGCTCATGCTTGAATTTGATCGAATCCTCGGCCCAGATAAGCGGGTTCATCAACTTGATGCGGCTGATGAGCTCGTTCGAGTGGATGGAGATCGCCCGCCGGTCTTTCTTCCACTCGTCCTGGTCGGGAATGCGATCGCGCGCAAGCTGGCGATCGGTGTCCTCATAGAGTCGCGCGAGCTCCTCATCAGGCATGTACCGATTCCTCCTTGGGTTTTCGCAGAATGTCGCAGTAATAGCCCAGGCGGGTGGCATATACCGCAATCACTCCACTTGGCTCGATCGGAGTCGAGTCGTAATCAACGCCATTCCCCTCGCCGCACATATATCTCCACATCCATTGCAGCAAAGAGCCATGCAGCACTAACACGATCGGGAAAGGTTCCTCGAAAGCGATTCCCGTATACTTCAGTAAAGCTGTCATTCCCCGTTCGCCAGCGCTCCCCCAGCTCTCGCCACCGGGAGGAACAATATGTGGCTGAAGTTTGAGTTTTCGGATTTCCGCGTGATTGGCCGAGATAATTTTGCCTTCCAGATCACTGCCCACATCCCAGCTCCTGAGAAGGATGTCCTGGTGGACTTCGAGATGGTGGGGTTCCGCGATAGAAATGGCCGTCTGGTAAGTGCGCTCGAGGTCGTCCGAATAGACGGCACTAAGCTTGATATCACGAAAGAAATCGGCGAGTTCGCCCGCTTCCTGTTCACCCTCCTGGTTGAGCGCGACATTCTGCGTTCCACGTATCCGTTCCTCGATGTCAAGATCGACCAGGGCATGGCGAACTAGATACATGATGATTTCGCCGAATTTAGATTCATCCATCAACTGATTGAGCTTTCGGTTCTGATTTCAACAAATCGGGGATGGAGTCCTGCGGCTTGCGGGACTCGCATGGCGGCATATTTGAAGTTGTAGGCACAGCTTGCACCAATAACTCGCGCTGGGTCAGCCGCACTGGGTTCCCAGTTTCTAACGATAAGTTGGAAGTTTCGTTGCTCGGGGATTTCTGTAGCTCCGAGAGAAACACTGAATACAGCGTCTTGCCCGACGATGAGGGTTCCGAATGCGGTAAGTCCCGCTGCCGGGGTGTCCTGGTAGATGCTCGCGGTTGTCGTTTCAATGAACCTCACTCCAGCGATATCGATAACTCGATATCCCTGTACGCCTCTCATTAATTCTTCCGAACCTTCCTTGTGATACTTGAGTATGTCAATTATGCCCCCGGCCACATTGTCGTTCATTAAGTCAAAAGCAACGACCGGAGATATAATTCCCGCGAAAAGACCGTCTGCCTGCGGTCTTACATCCAAACCACGGAGATGAAATACAGCCTGTCTTACTAAGGCCGCACTTAGGAACTCATCTACCGCACCCAGTAACACGGCTGCGGGATCGGAGGCCGCCTGCGATTCAAACTCCATGCGCGCGAGCGTGTTGGCAGTAAGTGCAGCCCGAAAACCCATTTCCGCTGCGGTATTTTCCACGATCGGGTCGATGGCGGTTTCGACTAACAGGTCGGAGAACGACGCGAAATCGAAATACTGATTAACGGTAACGTTACGGATAGAAGTGGTCGGAGCAATCCCCGTTCCCACAGTGCCCTCAACCCCTGGCGTGACATTGGCGGGCAGAAGATCGTAACCAAACAATTGCAGAGTCCTACCGTTACGATCCGGTAACTTCCGACGCGATGTAACCGCCACGAAGGGAAGATTAGGTTTGAGATTTTCAACGGCCACCCTGTCGTAATAGATTGAAGCTAAATGCGTAAGTCCTGATGTGCTAGTGAGCACACTTGCCGGTTGGTAAGCCATAGCCGCATACCTTTCGTCAACTAGGTTTAGACGACGGCTCCCTTACCCACTTATAAGCGAGTTGGCGTCTCACTTATTAGCGGTGCCGGGAGCTACCTAGCCGATCGCGACTGCCTCCACAACTGCTCAATACGAGCCTTTGCTTCAGCGGGGCTTAACTGCGCAATACGCGCAGCTTCGGCATTTACGTCGATCCCTCCACTTTCATCGCCAGTAGGGGCCCGCCCGCCAAGGCTGGGCCTCACAAACGATGGTGGAGCAGAACTTGGAGGGGGAGCTGGGCGACCCTGTGACTGAACGACAGGTGCAGGCGCCGCAGGTTGAGAGGTCTGACTCAGCTCGCCCCGTAACTCTTCAAAAGCGTAATCCAGGTTCGCCTTGCTTACTGGATAACCCTGCTCTTGAAGGAATTTAAAAAGCTTTTGCGCGTTCTCATTGGTGGGCACGTAATCGGGATGCCGCTGCACAAACTCGCTCTGCGCTCGGTACTCGGCTTCCATGCGGCGACGCTCGCCTTCGCGCATACGAAATTCCTCAAGCGACATCCCGGCTTCCGCCTGGAAGATGCGCCGCACCAGCTCATGAGGATCGGCCTGCAATTGCTGGAGTTCTTCAGCCTTCAATTGCATGGACTGCAGAGGCTGGTAATCGGAGGATTTCTTTTCGGGCTCGATCCGGCCCCTGCGCTGGGTAGCCAGCTCCTGAAGCTTCTTGGTCGCATTCTCCTGGGCCTCAACCAACTTGTCCACCAGGCCCTCGTAGGTGTCGGACTCAAACTTCTGCTTGCGCCCGCCTACCTCGATCTCACGCACAAACTTCTGCGGCTGGGCTTCCGCTTCGGTTGCGACCGGCGTCTCGAACTCCTCGGTGATGCGGATCTTCTCACTGGATGATGTCATCTTGTCTCTCGTAAAATTTCGCGATCATCTGCTGAATGGCCAAGCGATCGTTCATGTCCGAAGCCTGCCGTACCGAATCTTCCATGGTCGCCTGAAATTCCTTGATGGCTTTCAATCGCTCGCGCACCGTCCAGGCAGCATCCGGCGTTAAGTTTTCGCGCAGGTAATACTCGTTGAGCCGGTCGATCCGCCGCCGCGCGAGCTGGCAATAGATCGGCCAAGCGGGCGACGCAAACAGATCCCTGAGCGCGATGGCCTCGTCAAAGTTGCGCAGAATGTCCTCGAGCTCCTGCTTTGAAAAACTCATGATGGCGCCTGTCCCATCGGGGGCGGAGTACCCGGCTGGCCGCCCCCGGGCTCGGTCTGCATTCCCTGATCCTGCTCGGGGGGAGTAAATAAGTCCTTGAGCTGCGCGAGCACCTGCATACGGTTGGCCGGGTTCATCTGCTCGACCAGGCCCCGGATGATATGTGTGCCCGACTGCGCCAGTCCCTTCTTTTCGATCTCCTGCATGGTGGCCTGGTGCTTGAGCGCGATCTGGTTGGTCTGCATGGCCTGCTCCGATTTCTGCTGTTGCCGCTTGCGGTCGTCGTCGGTCATCTTGACTATGAATTTCTGGGCCCCCGGCCAATCGGTTGAATCAAGCAAAGTCTGGATAAACTCCATCCAATCCACCTTCATCTGCTGGGCATCGATCGCATCGAGCACCGGGGCTAGCTGCAAGAGCCCGACTATCTGCGGCGCGA